TTTGTCTTACGACCAAACCTCTGCGAGAGCTCTGCCGTGTGCGATGTTTGAATAATTTTTGTTTGTGGATTTTTTCCCATGATATAGGCAGGAAACAAATAGGATGCAAACTCTGACTTTGTGTGACGCGGCGGCATGTTCACGATCAGCCGTTTGAGAGTCCCGTTCGCGATTCGATTAAATTTATCTGCAATAATTTTATGGTGACGACCTTCTACGAACCCCGGCCAAATGACTTTGACAAAAGCCATGAAATCTTTCTTGGCGTTCTCGTTTAGTTCTAATCTCTCGTTTTGTTTGTATAACTGAAAGAATCTTTTTTGCTCATCAGATGTCATTGCATCTAAAAGTTTAGGATTAGCAAGGATCTCTTCTAGTCTTTCTTTCAATCGTAAATCGCTCATACTCTATGTCCGTATTATTATATACATGCAGCATATAAGTTACATCTGCCCAAAAAGGGGGTGTCGACATTTTATAGTAATCCATCTCACAGTTCAAGTTTTACAGGTACCCTACCTATAAGGGTGGGTGGGCCCATATATGGACAAGCGTAGTTTAGAATTATTCTAAACTACACTTGGCCGCGGTTCGTTAGGCTGCGGCTTTTGCTTTCTCTTCTTTTTGAAATGATGCAAGCAAGTTGAATGCCTGCCCTGCTTGCGCGGCAGCTTTCATTAAGATGGCCGGCTTGTCTTCGATTGCTTTGATCCAACTGCTTAGATACTGCGCGTGATTTGCCATCGGTGTTTTAGTAATGCCTAAAACAGAAGCCGTTATAGCCGACCCAAGTTCAGCCACTAACTCTTCGAATGCATAACTCTTACCGTAGCCGTTGTCCTTGTACGGGTTAGAGTCTTTTCTGTTAAGTCTAGTTTCATGACCCGTCCAGTGAGTCAACTCATGAAATAAAACAGAATAATAAAAATCTTCTGCGCTCACTTCTTTGTTGCCTTCCCAAGTGTCAAGGGGGCTCATGTTAATAAAGTCTCTACTTGGAACATAAAAACATCTGCCCGCTTCAGCATGAACTATTTTAGCTTTTGTATTCTTAACAAATAAATCTAGTTCAGCATTTGTCTTGATTGCTCGCTCACCAAATTTTTTAAGATCTGATTCCGCTTTCTCTTTATTTTTTGTTAAGATGTCCTCGACTACTTCTTTAGGGTTTAAAGTAGTTTGATCGAGATTAAACACACTGTACCATTTTAAAAAAGCATAAGACTTTTCAGCTATGGCACCGGTTGGGTGTTCAACTTTTTTTTTGCCAGTCCCATAGTAACAGACTGAGTGCCCTTGCTCACCTTTAAGGACTGAGCCGCCTAATTGTTTAGCTTGTTTAAAAGTAACCCAAGCATTAGTAGTATAAAGCAACCTACTCAAAGCCAATTCAAATACATTGAATCCGGAATAGTTGTTGCCGGATACCGCGTTGAATGGTTGATTTGTACAGAATGTTTTTTTGTCTGCGCTGTAAGTGAAATCAGAAAACGGCTTAAACCAGTTTTCTTTTTCAGTCTTCATCAAGTCAATCACTTTTTTGGCAATCTTCTCGATTTGCTCTTGACTATATTTATTCATTTTTAAAGTCTCCTGTATTAATTAAAGTTAATGAAAAATTAGTCTAAGTCTCCCATAAAGTCAAGTATTTATTTTCTAGTATATATCAGCGTGATACATACTATATCTTGATTTTTTTTCTGGCGCGTTTGGTGGGAGGGCCCGTTAGCCGTCATGCGCCAAAAAAATAGTTCTTGCCATCTTACGTTATTTGCTGTATATTATGGGATAACTTTAATTAACAAGGAGAAAGCAATAATGAAAAATTCAAATTTTTTATGTCTTAAAGCAAAAATGCAGGTTGAAATTATTTGCACTTTTGATAATAAACCTCAACAAATATATAACGCAACTATGAAAGTTGTTCCCGTAGATCTCAAAGAAAGTGAATGGATAAAATCATTAGTTGAGTTAGCATTTGCAAACGATATGCACGAGGCAAACGATCTTTGCAAGCTTTCAATCGCTATCGGTTATAAAAATAAAAAGATTTCCGATATTCCTATGATTAAAAGTTTCTTTGAAAGAAACGGAAAATATTATTTTCAACCTGATCAAAGAGACGAAGTGGAAGAAGAAATAATACAAGGAACAACGATTGCGAAAGACACGAAAAAACTTCAACAAACTAAAGAAGAATTTGAAAGAGAGCAATTAAAAAACATATCGCTTCAAGAAGCTACTAGAAAAAGTGAAGCGATTTTATATTAAGGGAGGCTGTATGAGACTATTTGATTTCGTATATATTATATTAGGGGCTGTGTCTTTTGTCCTTGCTATAATGATGATCTTCATCGGGCAAGGGTGGGGAGCTATACTAATGCTAATACTAGGAGTTGTGTTATGTGCTAGATCTTTGCTAAGTTAACACAATATGCAGCGTGTTGCATAACTGCAACACGCCCTGCGGGCGGCGGGCTTGCGCCTTCGGGCGCGGGCTCGCTCGCTTCGCTCGCTCGCCTAAGTCCAGGCAAGGAAGCGATGCGCAGGCATTCAGCCTGCGCATCGCGCTTTTATTTGGTAGAATAAATGAGAAACAGCTAGGCATTCAGCCTAGCTGTTTCTCATTGGGTACCTGTAAATTGTTGCATTTTTGCAACAGATGTTTTACTTTGACATCACCCCCTTTTGTGCAATGTATAGTTTATATATGTATGTATATATAATAATATAGAGATAGAATATGGACATAAATGATTTTAAAGATCACCTAACTGATCTGCCCCCAGAAAAAAGAAAACTATTTGTGGAGCTCTTACAGGTTAAAAAAAATCGAAAGAGGACCCATAACGCCAAGGAAAATTTCTTGGACTTTGTAAAATACATGTGGCCTCATTTTGTGGAGGGCACCCACCATAGAATCATAGCCGAAAAATTTGATAATATAGCAAAAGGAAAACTGAAACGTTTGATTGTGAACATGCCTCCGCGTCACACCAAATCAGAGTTTGCATCTTACTTGTTGCCTGCATTTATCATGGGCCAAAATCCGATGACCAAGATCATTCAAACATCACACACCGCAGAACTGTCACAAAGATTTGGTCGTAAAACTAAACAACTGATTGACTCATCCGAGTACAAGCAAGTGTTTCCAAACACTAATCTACAGGCAGACTCGAAGGCCGCTGGACGATGGGACACAAGTGCAGGCGGTGAATATTTTGCAGCGGGTGTTGGTGGTGCGATTACTGGTCGTGGTGCTGATTTGTTAATTATCGACGACCCGCATTCGGAGCAAGACGCTCTGTCAGAGTCAGCTATGGAAGGTGCATACGAGTGGTACACCTCTGGTCCTCGACAACGTTTGCAACCAGGTGGTGCGATCGTGCTAGTCATGACCCGTTGGTCGACGATCGATTTAACAGGACAGTTGATGAAAGCGCAAGTAGAACCAAAAGCCGATCAGTGGGAGGTTGTTGAGTTTCCTGCGATCATGGAAAGCGGTGTGCCCACATGGCCTGAATATTGGAAGATCAACGAACTCGAATCTGTAAAAGCTTCGCTTGCTATTTCAAAATGGAATGCACAGTGGATGCAAAAACCGACATCCGAGGAGGGTGCGATTATTAAACGTGAGTGGTGGCAAGAGTGGAAAGAAAAAGATATTCCTGATTTGCACTATGTCATACAAAGTTACGATACTGCGTTTGGTAAAAAAGAAACAGCCGACTATTCAGCGATCACTACTTGGGGCGTGTTTTCACCAGATGACATGAAACCTGCTTTGATTTTATTGGACGCCAGACGCGGGCGTTGGGACTTTCCAGAACTCAAAGAAATCGCACTCAAAGAATATAATTACTGGGAACCAGAGATGGTGCTGATTGAAGCGAAAGCGAGCGGTATGCCACTGTCGGACGAACTCCGTCGCACAGGCATTCCGATCACCAACTACACCCCAACACGAGGCAACGATAAACGGACGCGGGTCAATTCGATTGCACCGATGTTTGAATCAGGTATGGTTTACTATCCAGAGGGCAGAACATTTGCAGAAGAAGTTATTGAAGAATGTGCCGCTTTCCCGTATGGTGAGAATGATGACTATGTTGATACGGTCACGCAAGCGTTGATGCGTTTCAGACAGTCTGGATTAATACAGTTACGAATGGACTATGAGGAAGAACCTGTGAACAATACAAAGAGAGTATTTTACTGATGAAATTATCGGACAGCACTTCTATTTCGCTCCCGGCGCGTAACTTAATAGCCATCCTGGCTGCCGTTGCAATTGGCACTATGTCATACTTCTCTATTATTGAGCGGCTTAATTCTATTGAATCAGATTTAAGACTGATACACAAAGACATAGAAGCAGCTAATGCTTTTATTGACGGTGTCCCCAAAGGCGACATGGTCAGTCCACAAGTCCAAGAGCTCTACATGTTGGTTGAATATCTTTCAGGTAACGTAGATAAGTTAAAAGCTCAGATGGAAGAAGAGATACCGATGATACTTAAGAACGACATGGTCATACAGTTCCATGAGGAAAGATTAATAGATTTGGAGTCAAAACAAAATGGAGTCCATTAAAGTTGTATTTGCAATACTCATGATACAGAACGGTTCAACAATTGAGATGGTGCCGACGGAGGGTCTGAGCGACTGTCTTAAACAGAAGCGCGTTATCTCACGCAACATCGGAGAAGATCAAGATGGAATATACATGCAGTGCCGCGAGGTTACGGCATCTCTCTACGAAGACATGGGCAGATTAAAGATAAAGAAAATTATAGAATGACAATGACAAAAGATATTCTCGACTGGTGCGAGAAATATCTTGAACCGAAAAACAAACACCTGGGCAACGTGCCTGT